GGGCATGAGCGATTGCACTTTTTCTAAAAAACTGCGTTATGATTTTTCGGCAGAAGAAACGCAAAAAGTTATGGACGCAATTACAGCACTGGATGATCAAAAAATGTGAATCGGTATTTTCGCCCATTTTTGGGCGAAAATAGGAAACGGCATTATGTGGCGTTTTTTGAAAAGAAAAAAGAGATTTGCTTACACGACCAAGCACAAGCAAATCCCTAAACAGCAGCAGAGGTTCTCCACTGATAGATTTATTATACCAAATACGAGGGCCTCTTGCAAGATTATTTTGTAAGGAGTTTTTGTTTATGAACGAGCTAATCAAAGTGAATTACGATGGCGATAGGCCAACGGTGTCGGCAAGAGAATTGCATAAATTCTTGGAAGTGAAAAGCTCATTTCGCAACTGGTTTCCAAGAATGTGCGAATATGGATTTGT